GGTAGACGTCTTGCAAAAATGTATATTAAAGAACTTATGCAGGGTCGTTACTATCCAATGCCCAATGCAACGGCATTTCCTAATCATACAAATGAACCGTACAAAGGCATGTTGGTTGTACGCAGCGAACTTAAAAGTGTTTGTTCGCATCATCATCAACCAGTTACTGGAGTAGCATATATCGGTATCATTGCTGCTGACACACTGATCGGGTTAAGTAAGTATACTCGCATTGCGCAGTGGTGCGCTCGTCGAGGAACACTACAAGAAGAACTAGCAATGGACATTGCTCGCGAAATTAAATCAGCAACTGGATCAAAAGATGTTGCAGTTTATATTCAAGCAACCCACGGTTGCTGTGAAAATCGTGGCATTATGGCACATAGCAGTCTAACACAAACAACTGTTCTCGAAGGCGTATTTAAAAGTGATCAAAGTGTTAAAAAAGAATTCTTTGACAATATTAAACTACAACAGGAGTTTTCACCAAGATGAAACTACGCTACAGTGAAGCATTTTACAGCGTACAAGGCGAAGGCAAATATGTAGGAGTACCTAGTGTATTCCTACGTACTTTCGGTTGTAATTTTCGCTGCCAGAACTTTGGACTACCACGTGGTACCGAAAAGGGTCGATACAATCCGGAAGTTGCAAAACTTATCGAAGACGGTGTACACTTAACTACAGAAAAATTTGAAGACTTACCGCTGGTGTTTACCGGCTGTGATACTTATGCAAGTATCTACCCTGAGTTTAAAGATCTTGTTATGGACAAGACTATCGATGAAGTTGTAGATCATTTGTTGAGTATTACACCCGAAGGTAAGTGGACTATGGATAATGGACAGGATGTACACCTGATCCTCACCGGCGGAGAACCGCTACTTGCTTGGCAGCGTTTGTATATTGAGTTGTTTGAGCATCCTAGAATGAAGGACTTACGCAATGTTACATTTGAAACAAATACTACACAATATCTACACAGTGATTTCAAGCACTATCTCGAGCACCGTGCCTTCTTTAAAACAACATTTTCTTGTAGCCCCAAGCTATCCGTTAGTGGAGAATCTTGGGAAGATGCTATTAAGCCTAGTGTTGCTGCCGATTACTACAGTGTATCTGGTAGCAGTTTGTATCTCAAATTTGTTGTGGCTGACAGTGTTGACGTTGAAGAAGTTGGCAGGGCTGTCGAAGCATATCGCGATGCAGGCGTGGAATGCCCTGTATATCTCATGCCGATGGGCGGGCGTACAGAAGGCTATAATCTCACCGTTCAAGAAGTTGCAAAACTTGCGATGGCGAAAGGGTGGCGGTTCACTCCAAGACTCCACATTAGCTTATTCGGAAATGCCTGGGGAACTTGATAAAAACTCTATATATTTTAGAGGCATACATACAGAAGAACAGTTTAACAATTTAAGGAAAGATTTATGAATTATATTTTTACTAGCGAAAGTGTTAGCGACGGACACCCGGATAAGGTTGCAGATCAGATCTCGGACGCACTAGTTGATGCTGGGTTAAAGGCAGGTGACACTACTACTCGTGTTGCAGTCGAAACACTTGTAACTACCAACCACGTCACGTTGGCAGGCGAAGTAAAGAACTTTAATGTGAGCAAAGACGAAATAAAAGAAATTGTACGCAACAAAGTTAAAGATATTGGCTATGAACAAGATGGATTTCATTGGGATAAACTAAAAATTTACAATGAAATCCATAGTCAAAGTGCTGATATTGCATTGGGTACAGACAACTTTGGTGCAGGAGATCAAGGCATTATGTTTGGTTATGCTTGCAATCACACACCTAGTATGATGCCTGCACCTATACATTACTCACACGAAATACTTAAAGAACTTAAAAAACATCGTGGCAGCATTCTAGGACCAGATGCTAAGTCACAAGTAAGTGTTGAATACAATGGTGCAAGACGAGAAGGCATTATTAAGCGTGTTGATCAGATTGTTATTTCAACACAACATACCGAAGGTAATATAGAAGAAGCTAGAGCATTAGCTAAACAATCAGCAATCAATGTGTTAGGAGATTTGATTGATGAAAACACAGTTTGGCACCTTAATCCTACTGGAAATTTTGTTATCGGCGGGCCCGACGGAGATGCTGGGGTCACAGGACGTAAGATTATTGTGGATACGTATGGCGGTTTTGCGCCTCATGGTGGTGGTGCATTTAGCGGCAAAGATCCGACCAAAGTTGACCGCAGTGCTGCATATATGGCTCGCTGGTTAGCTAAAAACGTAGTAGCAGACGAAATGGCAGATTGGTGCAACATTCAACTGTCATATGCTATCGGTGTTAAACAACCGACCAGTATTCTTGTTGATAGTAACGGTCACAACCGCTCAATTGAACGTTTTATTCGTAACGAAATTGATCTAAGTCCAAAGGGTATTATTGATAGATTTGATTTGTTCAACTTTCATAAGTACAGTGAAAACTGCGTATACGGACATTTCGGAGACAAAAATGTTCCGTGGGAAAGGATTGGATGGTAATGAAGAAATGGCTTAAACGAATTACCGGCATAGAAGCCGAAGAACAAGCATTAGAAGCCGACCGCAAGCGACTTGAAGAGGCTGAACTAGAGATGCTCAAAAAGCGTGATCCTAAGGCATATGCCACTAAACGTAAAGAACCTTGGGTTAACGTAATTGACGTAAAGGTCAACGAAACCAATGTTCGGAACGGATTTTTTGAACTAGACTGGAATAACTTCTTTATAGAACAATTAATTGCAGCAGGATACGGAGAAATTGCCGACCCTGAAGAAGAAGTAGTAGATCGTTGGTTTCGTGACATTGTATTCAACATGCTGAATGAAGAAGGACTTGACACATCAAGAAATTCAGGGTATATTAATGTTGTACCAATTGCAAGAGGCAAATCCGAAGTATCATGAATACATACATTCTTGTAGACACTGCTAATACTTTTTTTAGAGCTCGTCACGTTGTTCGTGGCGACATCGACACAAAGGTAGGCATGGCACTACACATTACACTTAATAGCATTAAAAAGGCATGGCAAGACTTTAACGGTACCCATGTCGTATTTTGTTTAGAGGGTCGTAGTTGGCGTAAGGACTATTACGAGCCTTACAAACGTAATAGGCAAGAATCTCGTGACGCAATGAATCCTCGTGAAGTAGAAGAAGACCGTGTGTTTTGGGAAATTTACGACGAATTTAAAGAATTCATTGCAGATAAAACTAACTGTACTACAATTCGACATCCTAACTTGGAGGCTGACGATCTGATTGCAGGCTGGGTGCAAAATCATCCTAACGACAATCATGTTATTATTAGTACAGATGGCGACTTTGCACAACTAATTGCACCTAATGTTAAACAATACAACGGTGTAAGCAACACTACAATTACTCACGAAGGCTATTTTGACGACAAAGGCAAGACAGTTATCGACAAAAAAACCAAACAACCTAAGCCGGCACCCGATCCGCAGTGGCTGTTGTTTGAAAAATGTATGCGTGGCGACACCAGTGACAACATTTTTTCTGCATATCCCGGTGTTAGAGTAAAAGGTACAAAGAATAAAGTTGGGTTAACTGAAGCATTTGCCGACAAACAGTCTAAGGGATTTGCATGGAATAACCTTATGCTACAACGATGGACTGACCATAACGGTGTTGAGCATCGTGTTATTGATGACTACACACGTAATGTAACGCTGTGTGATTTAACTGCTCAACCAGAACATGTTAGAACAGAAATCAACAGCACAATTAATTCAGTCGAATCTAAAAATATCACGCAAGTAGGCATGAGATTGATTAAGTTTTGTTCTAAGTGGGATTTGCAACGAGTTGCCGATCAAGCGCAAGCGTTTGCAGAACCACTGTCTGCTAAGTATGTAGGATAAGCTATGATAAAAAAGAGTTTTGTTGCAACACCTGTTTTAAAAGATAAATTCTGGATAATTAACGAAGGCGATACCAAGGTTGGTACCTTAGCCAGAGACAATGACAACTATATATTTTCAGGCAAAGGCGAAATTAGCTTTTATACTGACAAGTCAGAATTGCTAAAAAAGTTTGGAAAGAACTTTTTAACTGCCAAAATTACAACTCCTGCAAATAAAGATAAAGAATTTCACGTTCACGACTATCCGTCTAGGTCTGAACCTTTCAACAGCATGTATGATATTAGCCGAAAACTTCCACTGTTTACAAAAAGTGAAAAGTCAAAAAGCGTATATTGTGCAGGATACTATCTAGTTAAATTTAATGTTAACTGGCTTAAAAGTTTTTGTCCAAAACTCATTACAATTGAACGTAATGAATACATTGGGCCTTTTAAGACAGAGTTAGAAATGAAAGCTGCATTGCACAATGTCAATCGAACCACTTAACACATTACCAATCATACAATATTTACAACAAGTTAAACAAGCAGATGCAAGTAACTCTCCGGAGATACGTATTCCTATAGATCGTGCAAAGTCACTAGCGTATACGCTAGGAATGGTGATGTCACGTTTAGAAGGCGACTTGGAAAAATACGTAAAAGAAGCACTATCGTCTGAAAGCGAAGTTATAAATATCAATATGGATGCAGGATCTCGTTGGTAATAACCAGGTTTGCGATGATAAATATATACGCATTTAATGGAGCGTAATATGAGTCGACCTAAACCAACCATACTGTTAGATTATACAAATCCTAGAACATACAAAACAGAACAAGTATTATCATCTGAAGCAATTTGGGCAGTATTTTATAAAGGAAAACCTTTTAATTTAA